TGTCCGCACTTACATAAAGGTCTCATACTGTATTTACCTCACCTTTTTGGTACCTTTTTCTACGGTATTTGTATATCATTTTTCTACATAAGTGGTAAATACATGTAATAGATAACCCAATCCAACAGGAGATAAAAAATGGCATTAACATCACCAGGCGTACAGGTTAGCGTTGTAGACGAAAGTTTCTACACACCAGCTGAACCGGGTACAGTTCCAGTTATTTTTGTCGCATCGGCAGAAAATAAAACCAATGCTTCAGGTTCGGGTACTGCGGTAGGTACTTTGGCAGCAAATGCCGGAAAAGCATATTTACTTACTTCGCAGCGTGACCTAGCTGAAACATTTGGAGATCCTACTTTCCAAGTAGATACAAATAATACACCAGTACATGGATCAGAACTAAACGAATACGGTCTACAAGCAGCATACTCATATTTAGGTGTAAGCAATAGAGCATGGGTAGTAAGAGCAGACGTAGACTTAGGTCAACTAGTAGCAAAATCAGAACCACCAACTGCTAACCCAGATGACGGAACATATTGGTTAGATACATCATCTTCGCTTTTTGGTATTCAAGAATGGAATAATGCAGCAGAAAGCACAACAGGTGGGCAAACATTTACAAATAAAGTTCCGCTAGTTATTACATCAATTTTACAAACATCTGGCAGCGCACCGTATGCACCTAAAGATAGTGTTGGTACTATCGGCGACTACGCAGTAGTTACAGGAGTTTCAACACTTGATAGAATTTGGTATAGAGCTACAACAGGTTGGGTTGAAGTAGGTAGCAACGATTGGCAAGAAGCATGGCCAACATTAACAAGTTCTAAAACAACAGGGACATTAACAGCATCTTCATTTACTTTAAATGGTACAATTGTTACTACAGGCGGCACTATTGCAACTCTAGTAAGCACAATTAATAACTTGAGCATATCAGGGATATCAGCAGCTGAAGTAAACGGAGAACTTGCAATTTATAGTGACGGTACAAGTTCAGGAGCAGGCGATAGCACTCAAGCAGGAGAAGTTGTAATTGCAGCTGGCCAAGGCGGAGTTACTGATGCATTAACAGAACTAGGTATCGACGCAGGTACTTACTTACCACCTGCATTACAAATTAGTAAGCACACAGTTATTCCAGATTCATTTAAAACTACTTCAGGCAGTAATGGTAGAGCAACCGGCAGTGTATGGATTAAAACAACTACACCTAATTTAGGTGCTCGTTGGAGAGTAAAACTTTGGAATGCAGATACCGAACTTTGGGAATCAATTGCAGCACCAATTTATCCAACATCAGAACAAGCTCTATTAGAACTTGATAGAACAGGTGGTGGCGACAACCTTTCTTTAGGTGATTTATATATTGCAAGTAACGTAGCTGGCGATAATCCGCCATTGGCTACATTTAGAATTTTCCGTAGAGGTTCACAAGGACCAACAGCAGTAACATCAGCAATTATTACTTCGAGTAGTTTTGCTGTAGGCTCCGGAAATTATACTCTTGATATAGAATCAACATCGCCAGGATCAGCAGTATTTACAGGAGGCACTACAGTATCATTTGCTGGTAGTGCAGATGCAACAGCACTAGCTTCAACTATTGCTGCGGCAATTACAAGTGCAAAAGTTCCTTATATAAATGCAGAAGTTGATTCACAAAATAGAATAGTTATTAAACATTCTGCAGGCGGCGAAATTAGATTTACTGAAAGATCAGACAGTGAAGGCGATGTAGTATCTCGTTTAGGAATTTCAGACGCTACAGATTTTGTAAGTGATGAACCAGGAATCGATAACGATACTGCTCCAATTAAGCAATATCGTGCAAGTAACTGGAAGCAATTGGATTATACATCTTCAGATACTGAGATTACAAATACAGCAGCTAACGGAACATTATGGTACAACTCAATTGTTGACGAAGTTGACATTATGATTAACAACGGAACTACTTGGGTTGGATATCAATATGATGGTACAGGAAATGCAGCATTTGGAGATGCATCACCAGGCAACACTAACGGAGCAGACGAAAATGGACCTATAGTTAGTGCAAGTCAGCCAACTAAACAAAGTGGCGGTGGCTCGTTAGTTGAAGGCGACCTATGGATTAATACTTCAGATATTGAAAATTATCCACAAATTTACAAGTATAACAAAACTACAGAAAAATGGGTATTGGTAGATAACACAGATCAAACAACTGAAAATGGTATTGTGTTTGCTGATGCACGTTATGGAACAAGCGGTGCAAATGGAAACACGTCTGCAACTATTAAAGAATTACTTTCAAGTAATTACTTAGACCCAGATGCCCCAGATCCAGCACTATATCCAAAAGGAACATTATTATTCAACACACGTAGAAGCGGATTTAATGTAAAACAATTTGTAGAAGGACATGTGACTGAAGATATTAACCAAAGATTCCTTGACGAAGATACTGTTGCACAAAGTTATACAAGAGATCGTTGGGTTACTGTAAGCGGTAACAACGAAGATGGTTCAGGTAGCTTTGGTCGCAAAGCACAGCGCAAGGTTGTTGTACAGGCATTACAGTCAGTTGTTAATAGCAACGACGAAATTCGTAACGAAGATGCACGTAGATTTAACTTAATTGCTGCACCTGGTTATCCAGAACTAATTGGCGAATTAATTACTCTAAACGTTGATAGAGGGTTAACAGCATTTGTTGTAGGCGATAGCCCAGCAAGATTAACACCTGATGCTACTTCATTAAATGAATGGGCAACTAACGTTCGTGCTGCGGTAGAAGACAACGACAACGGTCTTGTTACTAACGACGAATACTTAGGCGTGTTTTATCCATGGGGCTTTACAAGTGATAACGCAGGTAACAATGTAGTTGTTCCACCAAGTCACATGATGCTACGTACTATTGCACTAAGTGATCAGGTTAGCTATCCATGGTTTGCACCAGCAGGTACAAGACGCGGTGGCGTAACTAATGCAAGTTCAACAGGCTATATTAATAGCGAAGCTGAATTTGTAGCAGTAGCACTTAATGAAGGACAACGTGACACACTATATAGTAATAGTGTTAACCCAATTACATTTATAACTGGCGCAGGACTTGTTAATTATGGTCAAAAAACTCGTGCAAGAGGCGCAAGTTCGTTAGATCGAATTAATGTTGCAAGACTTGTTGTATATCTACGTAGTCAGCTAAATTCACTTGCTAAACCTTATATCTTTGAACCAAATGATAAAATCACACGTGACGAGATTAAACAACAAGTAGAAAGTTTACTGTTAGAACTTGTAGGACAAAGAGCACTATACGACTTCTTAGTTGTATGTGATGAAACAAACAATACTCCTTCAAGAATTGATCGTAATGAACTTTACGTCGATATTGCAATTGAACCTGTTAAGAGCATTGAGTTTATATACATTCCGTTGAGACTCAAAAACACAGGTGAGATAGCTGCGGCAGGATGATAAATACTACTAACTAGGAGCAAATTAAATGGCAATTTCATCATTATCAAAAATCACAGTTCCGTTAGCTAGTGGCGACTCTGCCGCTAGCCAGGGCTTGTTAATGCCGAAGCTCCAGTACCGCTTTAGGGTGTCGCTGGAAAACTTTGGTGTTAGTACACCGACAACGGAACTTACAAAACAAGTTGTTGACGTAACTCGTCCAACAGTACAGTTTGAACCAATGGAAATTCATGCGTACAACTCCAAAGCATATTTGGCAGGTAAACACACATGGAACCCAATTACACTTAACTTACGTGAAGATGTAAATAATGCGGTACAAAAACTAGTTGGTGAGCAATTACAGAAACAATTTGACTTTATGGAACAGTCAAGTCCTGTTTCAGGCCAAGATTACAAGTTTACTACACGTATTGAAATACTAGACGGTGGTAACGGAGTATATACTCCAAATGTACTAGAAACATTTGAGCTATATGGTTGTTTTGTTACTAATGCTAACTACAATACACTAGCATATCAAAACAACGAACCAGTTACAGTAACGCTTGAAATCCAATACGATAACGCAATCCAAACAGACGCAGAGGGCGGCATCGGAGTAAGCGTACCACGCGGTACAGGTTCGCTTATTACAGGCGGTGGAACTTAATTAATATAAGTTCAAGTTTAAAAGGAGCCTTAGGGCTCCTTTTTTATTATCTACGCACATTACTGATATAGATAAATATTAGTATGGCAAGTAATCCTTATTCAGATAACCTAAATAGTAAACAAGATGGCATAACGTTGCGCGACTATAATCACGCACCTAGTCTTTTCTTAAATAATAATCTTAAGTTTGCACCTAAAGTACGTTTTTTATATCATTGCTTTTTTGCATTAGATCCTAGTGTAGGTAATGTATTACAATCTCTTACACAAAAATATACAACTGAAATAGGCATGCTTGTAAAATCTGCAGACTTACCTAGATATACTGCGCAAGTTGAAACAAGAAACAAGTATAATAGAAAAAAGAATATACAAACGCAAATTCAATATGAGCCTATTAATATTACATTCCATGATGATAACCATGGTGTAACTACTGCATTATTAGAAGCATATTATAGATTTTATTATGCAGATGCATGGCACGGCGACCAACCAGGAGCCTATAGTAAACTTGACGGTGATAATACTTTTAAAGGAAGTTCTAGGCACCAATATAGATACGGTTTAGATAATAATATATCTGTACCATTTTTTAGAAATATACAGTTAAGTCAATTATCAAGATCTCAATATACAACCTATACTCTTGTTAATCCTATTATTACAAATTAGCAGCATGATACTGTAGAA